CTTAGAATTGGATCATTTTCTGGTACAAGATCTAAAATCATTTTATTATTTGTGAAAAATTCTTACGTTTCTCAAATTTAAGAACTGATTTAAATTTATCAAATAAAATTTCTCCCTTGTGACTAATTACAAATACATTTGTATTTTTTACTAAATTGTTCAAAATTCTCATAAATTCATCTGTTCCAGCCGCATCCAATGAACTATCAAATACCTCATCTAAGATCAAAAGATTTGTATTTGCACTATTTTTTAATTTAGCAACAGCTCGCCATGTAAAAAGAAGCGCGAGATCAATTCGCATTTTCTCTCCTTCACTAAATGAATCATAAGTAAATTCATCCCTGTGTCTTGATTTGATTGTTTCGTTAAAATTTTCATCAAGATTAAATGATACAAAAAAGTCCATTTGGGCAAGATACTTATTGATTAGCGTATTCATTATTGGAAGATATTGTTTGATAATACGAGTCTTAATACCACCATCCTTCAACATAGTGGTCGCTAATTCATATAAGTATTTTTGATTTGAAAGTTTCTCTTTCTCTTTATTATATATCTCAATATCTTTATCAATTACATCTAGCTCTTTTTTCTTCTCATCAATATCATCTGCCATCTGAGAAATTTCTTCATTCTGTTTAGCTACTTTCTTTATATACTGAGTACAAGCATCAATGGTATTCTGATTACGTGCAATTTCTGCTTTTTGGGAATCTACGTTGTTCGAAATAGTATCAATCTCACAAATTCTTTTTTCTTTTTCTATAAGAGTATTCCCAATTTTTAAAAGAGCCGTTCCACATTCATGCATTTTAGCATGAAAATTTTCTATCATACTTTTACGGAATGTTTTAGGAATATCTTGTCGACAAGTATTACAAGCTTCATTTTTCTCATAAAATTCAATCTCATCTTCATACTTATCTATATTTTTTTCAATGTCCCGTTGATAATCATGTAACGAATCAATTTTTCCCCTTGTGTTTGATTCGTCGCTGATTGATTCATTAAGTTTTTCAATCTTTTTAATAATCTGGTTAATATTTTCTTTATGAGTTTTAAGAAATTCTTCATGTTTCTCTATGTCTTTTTTATTTTTCTTGATTTGAACGGTTTTATCTTCTTTGAGTTTATCAATCATTATTTTGGTTAATTTTTGTTCATTTTCAGATAAACCAAGAGCAATATCAACCGTTCCTATATCATCTTTATTTTGTGCAACCTTACTCCTGAGAAGATAATTCATGACAGAGAAAATTTCAATATCAAGAAGATCTTCAATAATAGTTCTTCGATCAGAAGCCCTTAATTGCATAAATGGAATAAAGGACATACCCAAAATTACAATCTGAGTAAAGGACTTAAAATTTAATTTAAGTATATTCTTTTCAAGAAATTCTTGATAATCTTTTATCTTGGCATCTTGATTTAAAAGCTTTCCGTCCTGATAAATTTCAAATAAATTCTTCTTAATTCCACGCTTAACCAAATATTCTTTATTACCAATTATGAACTCAATTTCAACTAGAGTTCCACCTTGATTGACAGAATTGATTAATTGATCTTTTTTGATTGACCGAAATGGTTTATTAAACAATCCAAAACAAAGCGCATCAAGAATTGTAGATTTACCAGCACCATTGTCACCAATTATCAATGTATTTGATGCTTTGTTTAATTGTACTTCTGTAAAAGAATTCCCGGTACTGAGTAAATTTTTCCACCTAACATTTTGAAATTGTATCACTTATCCTCATTAAGAAGTTGAGGTTTATTATCATGTTCAAATCTATATTCTGATTTACCCAAACCATCTTTCAATATGAGTCCTACCATCTTATTGAAAGTAATATCTCTTTCATGTGCCTGAAGAGCAACCCTTTTAAAATCATCATCTGAAAGTTCTATATCAACTGCTGTGTGGGGTGTTTCATCCTTACCAAGTTCAACTGACTTAGGCCAGTCTGGTTTAATTCCTCTACTTCTTCGTTCTCTTTCTCTTTGTCTTTCTATTTCATCCATGTCATAATTAGTCATTATGAGCTCCTTTGGTTTGTTATTGTCATACTGTTTCTAAAGTTAATGATTCATTATATAGTGAAATTAATAAATTGTCAAGTTCTTTTTTATTATCTATATTTAATGAATTGACATATTTGGAAAGAATGGTGAGTGTATCTTCTGCTTCATTTATCATATCATCTTCAATATCTAAATCTTGGTCAAAGTTCTCTACAACTGAAATATCAGCCACATCAACAGCATAAAGTTTATCCATCAAAGTATCAAACCAAAATGGATTCTTTTTATTCACTATTACTATTTTTACATAGCAACCCTTATACACCGAATAGTCATCATTTTGAATAGATTCCAGAGTCATCTCTTCATCATCATAATAAATTTTATGAAACATCTCAAATGGATTTATAATATACTCTATCTCTCTGGTGTCTGTATCAAATATATGAAATCCTTTTGTATCTTTATAATCAGACCAAGTTATTTGATATTGATTACCAAGATAATAAATGTTACCATTATCAGACTTGTGATGAAAGTGGCCACTAAAGGCCATGTCAAACTTGTTGAACATACTTGCATCAATACCACTCTGACTATACTGACCTGCATGCATTTCAAAACCTTTAACTTCTAAATGTCCAAATAATACTTGAGCAGTTGTTTCTTCTATAGCTTTAAGAGATTGTTCTTTATTCTCATCACATATCCAAGGTTGCAGAAAGAACTTATTACCATCCAGTTCAATTTCTGTGGATTCTTTATAAATGTGAAACTGGTGATTTTCTTCTAAGCGAAGACCATCCAAACTATTTACTATGTTTGTGTTACGAAAATATGTATCGTGGTTACCAACTATTAGATGAAGATTTATGTATCGTCCATAACACACATCAAAAAACATTTCTCTCATTTGGTATACAGTTTTCCAGTTGATAAATTTTCGCCGGTCAACAACATCACCCAAATGAATAATGTCGCGGATACCTCGTTCTTCTAGGGTGGGGAAAAATACTTCTTCATAAAACTTTTTGAAATAATTCATAAAAGCTTGACTGTCATTTCTTGCACCGAAATGTGTGTCATTTATTAATGCTACCTTCATGCTACCATAAAATATTCAAGGTTAGTCTTTTTGGCTGGTTTTTTAGCTACACTCTTCGCAGCCTTTGCATCCTCAAAGTTTTTAATAAAATTATACATATTTGCTTTTTGGTCAGTATTCATTGTCTCTTGATTATATCCTTTATCACCATCATTTGCAGACACTTCTACATTTTCCAATAAAGATGGAGCACTTTCCATAGTTTTATATTTTATATAAAGTTGTTTTTTCTCTTTTTGTATCCTTCTAATAAAAGCATAGTAGATAATTTGAGTAAAATATGCAAATGGATTAGATGATTTTTCTGGATTAAAATTCTTCATATATTGAATACAATTTTCAATACCATCTGAAATCATATCATCTTTAAAAGCATAATTTATAAAATTAGGTCTAAAAGAAAGTCGTTGTGCTATTTTCATGAAACATTCACCAAGATATTCTGAAATCATTGGCGGAAGTTCATCTTTTTCTTTTGCCTCATCAAATCCACGTTTATATATTATCATTTCTTTCAAAAACTTTTCATTATCTACATAATGTATTGGTTTTACTTTTGCCAATCTGCCCTCCTATAAGTTGTCATTTCATATATTATAACATAATAACCCGCTGTTGTCAACCACTTGACAAAGCTCTTGACAGGTGATATAATACTAGTGTAGGGGTTAAATGATTTATTAAGTCTTCAATTGTACAACGTATTCAGCTACAGTAAATCGTTCTTCTTTATATATTTTTTTTCTTTCCTCAAAATGATCTAATGTATAGTTGTGATTACTACCATAAGACAGATCATCAGCAATATCATATAATGTAGCTATATCTTTCTTTTTAGATTTCCGTAATCCTCGGCCTATTGACTGAAGGTTTCTAACCCGACTTTTAGAAGGACTAGCGAAGACGATGTTATGAAGATTCCTAATATCGACGCCAACACTAAATACGCCGTAACTAGCAACGATGATTGCATTTCGTTCTGATTCAACGATATGTCTAATTTGTTCTCTTGTATCTGCATCCGTTCCTCCATGAACGAAAAATATTGTTCTACCATTTGATTCCTCCTTTATCATATCGTAAAGTAATTTTCCATGTTTTTCAACAAAACGAAATAGAAGAAGTGTATTGGTTTTCATGTCTAGAACTAAGTTTTTTATAAAATTATTTCTAGCCTCTGATGTAATTAAGTAATCTAATTCTTCTTGATAACTTATTTTCCTAAGATCATGACATATTGAATCTGGATGTTTTAGTAAAATTGTTTTGATAGTAAAGGGTGATAGATGCTTACTGTCTATAAGTTTCTTTGTTGATGTGACTTTAAAGGTCTTACCAAATAGCCCCTCTAAGACCAATCTATGAGTTAGTGTTCCGTCTAATGTTCCAGTTGTTCCTATACGATATTTTGCATTAATGCATTTGGTCATTATAGATGTAAGAGATTTTGACTTAAAACCATGAGCCTCATCTCCAATCACAAGTTCATATTGTTCAAAGTATTTTTGTTGCATCTTATAAATTGACTGCCATGTTGATATTATGATAGGCAGTTCAGAACCTTTATCTCTTCCAGCAAAAACCGTATGACAATTGTTTGCTACATCAAATCCATATTGTCTAAAATCATTATACATTTGAGAAACAAGAGATATAGTAGGAACTAAAATAAGAGTCTTCAAATTCAAATACCTTATAAGTATATAGATAATCAAAGATTTACCTGAAGCTGTTGGTGAAAGTAAAAGTGCTTTGTGGTGGGTCAGGGCATGATTGGCAGCAATCATCTGATAATCTCTAGGAATTACTGGTAACTTTAATGAATCTATAAAATCTTTCTTAATCTTTATTTTTTCATTATTAAAATCTGAATCAAACTTAACTTTGTAGTCTCTGGTATAGAGAAATTTACAAAGATGTTCAAACAATCCTCCATAAAGAAGACGGTTATGAACATTAAAAAGCCTTATCTTTCCATCCCAAAGTCTATTACGATATGCTGGCATAAATGTGTAGCCAGGCACCATAAAGGTAAAATGGTCACAAATCTCTTGAGCAGTTGAAGCTTCAGAATCTATCTTGATATAGACTTCATTTTTTTTAGATATGTTAATTATTTCCATGAGAAAATTTCAACCAATCCAAAGCATTCTTAATCTGGAACCCCCGATTGTTTATCATCCTAATAACAGAATCTAGATAGTTTATCTTTTCCTGTAGGACTACTAATTGTTGTTTCAATTTGATTACATCATCATCTGATTCAATATATTTAGCTATTTCATTCTTGAGAAGTCTTCCCAAATATTGTTCCCATCCACGCCGTTCAAGTTCTTCTTGAGACATTTTACCAGAATAATACTCAGTCTTAGCCCGAACTATTTTAGATAGTTCAAACTCAAACCCCTTCAGTCTGATTCGTTCATCAGTAAAAATTTTAAGATATTTGTCGTGAATTAGCGGGATACGAATGGATTCTGTGCCCAGTTCTGTATAATCAATTTCACGATCTCTATGCCAAAGTTCTTGAATATCTTCAAGTTTCAAATCACCTCCTTAAATAATAATTAAACTGGTTTTCCTTCGTATGATGGGTCATTGTTGAGTAGGTTTTCAACTGTATAAACATCATAACGAAAAGAAACATCTGCAGTAACATAATCTATATCTGTTCCACCACTATCAAATGCAATTGAAGAAAGACTTAATGGAAAACATTTTCTAAATACAAAATTTA